TGGCCAGGCCCGTGGTGTCGGTCATCAGCAGCTTGATCAGGCCCACGGCCTCGTCGGAGCCGAACGCCTTTTTCAGCGCGTCGGATTCGGCCACGTCCAGCGTGTCGCCGAACTTGCCCTTGAGCTTGTCCAGGATCTGCAGCATCGGCAGCATCCGGCCCTGGCTGTCCGTGAACGACAGGCCCAGCTTCTCCTGGGCACCGCCGACACCGGACAGGAAGGCCTTGTACTTGGTACCGGCCTCGGCGCCACCCATGGTCGCCTGCAGCGTGCCGAGGATGGCCACCTGCTCGGACAGGCCAATGCCGGCGGACGTCGCACTGGCGCCGATCGACGTGAAGGCGTCGCTCATGTCTTTGCCGGTGGTCTTGAACATCTGCACGGCCAGCGCCGTCTGGCCGGTCAGGTTCTCCACCCACTCGGCCTTGCCCATGGCATCGGCCTGGTTCTTGAAGATGCCGTACATGGTGCCGACGTAGCTGGTGATCGTGCCGGCGTCGGCCTTGGTGGCCTTGGCCAGCAGGTTGCTCGCGTTGGTGAACGAGGACAGCTGCTCGCCGGTGAGCCCGGCGATCGCCGACTGGATGTCATAGGCCGAGGCCACGAAATCGCGGGCGTTCGCGCCGTAGGCAACGGAGAACTCCAGCGCCTTGTCGTTCAGCCGCTGCAGCGCGTCCTCGGCCACGCCGAGGGACTTCACCTCGCCCAGGGCGCGGTTCATCTCCAGCGCCGGCTGCAGCGATTCGTTGATGGCCAGCCCAGCGCCCACCATGCCGGCCAGGCCGAAGCCCATCTGCCGGATGTTGTCCTGACCTTTCTCGGCCAGCTCGTTGAAGCCCATCTTCACCTTGCCCAACGGGGCGCTGACCTGGTCGGTCAGCTTCAGGATGAAGTTCAGGGCGGCGCTGTTGGTAGCCATCGATCACCTAACCATTCAACGCATGGGCAATGCCGTTCGATACGGCGATTTCCATGCGTCTCCAGTACTCGTCTTCCAGCCATTTGGCGGTGCCCATGTTCTCGGGGGTGGGCGCCGCACCAGGTAGCCAGCGTTCAGCCAGGGCCATTAGCTGGCCCAGGCCGTCTTCGGTCAGTCGTTCGGCTCGGTGCAGGGCTTTTTTACCGCCACCTCAACGTCCGGGCTGTACTCCTCGAGCAGCGCGCCGGCCACCTGCATGGTCAGCACCGGGTTAGCCAGCAGCGGGCGCAGCGCGTCCTTCTGCTCGGGCTGCACGGTGGTGGTCAGCAGGTTGTGCCCGGGGGCGACCTTGTTGCTCGGGGTCAACGCGTTGAAGTACTTCGTCACGTCCTGGGCGGACAGGTTGAACGTGAAGTCGGTGGCGCCGATGGTGATCACGATCTGGCGTTGTGCGGTCATGCTCTGTTCCTCATAAGGGCTTCGATGTGGGCGCGCAGGTTGCTTTCCAGCTTGTCCATTGCACGCTCGAAATCGGTGGTTTTCGGGTAGTTCTGGGCGATCTCCACGCGCAGCTCCAGGTGCTCGCGTCGCGCCTCGCTCACCTGCCGGAACAGATGTGCCTGGAAGCCGATCACGGCGGTCAGCAGCAGCTCCGGCAGCAGGTTCATCAGGTTCTCCAGCAGGCCCATGTCAGGCGCTCCAGTTGCCACGCCCGCCAATGCGCACCGCGGCGTGCATCAGCCAGGCCAGGGCCTTGTTCATGCCTTCCTCGAGGAGGGCGGCGTGGAAGATCCTGTCCGCCTCGCGCTTGGTGAAGCGGTGGGTCAGGTTCGTGTAGATGAAGTCGTGCACCACGGCCGGCCGGCGGGCCTGCACGTGATCGCGCGGCACGATGCGCCAGGCCAGACGGGGCACGCTGGCCAGGTCCGTGCGGTAGCCCACCGGCACGATCACGCGACGCCCGTCGGCGGTGCGGTACTGCAGCGGCTTGACCACCTTCCACAGCGCGTCGCCGGGCACATGGCGCAGCTCCAGGTCGCTTTCAAAAGGCATCGGCGGCGCACTCCACGCGGATCCGGTTCGGCGCCGTGCTGGTGGCGATCGCCTCGCGCAGCACGCTGCGGCCGATCTCCGGCGCCGCGCAGTAGCGGCTCACCAGCGTGCCGGCGGCGGTGGCCACCGGGTTGCTACCGGTACAAGCGGCAATGCCGAGGGTGGTGACCAGGGCAAGCGCGCAGGCCAGCAGCTGGGTCTTGAACGAGTACTTCATGGTCAGTAGCTCCAGATCATCGGGCGGGGCAGCTGCTCGGCTGGCGCCATGTCCAGGTGAATGAACCGCCCGCTGCCTTTCTGCTGAATGCCGATGCCGGTGAAGGGCAGCGTCATGGCCAGGCGCAGGATGGAAACCGCCGCCGCACCGCTGCAGGCGATGTCCAGCGCCGCGCCGGTGCTGTGTGCGCCGGGCTTGGTCTTGCGCGCCTCCACCGGGTGCTGGCGGCAGCGGTAGGCGCTGCTCACCACCAGCGGCTGGCCGTACAGCTCGCGCAGCTGCTGCACCGCCTCCATGAAGGCCGGGTCCATCTCGGTACCGTCGCTGCCGCAGCGGCCGCATTTGCAGCGCAGCTCGGCGTAGCTGAAGTTCGGCCAGGGGCTCTTGCTCATCGGGTGGCTCGCTTCTCGAAAAGGGTTTGGCACGGGGTGCAGCGGGTCACCCCGCCCAGCGCGCGGCGCTTGGCGGGGATCTCCTCGTCGCAGTCCTGGCAGGGGTGCAGGCTCGGGCCGTTCGGTGAGCGGGCCAGCTGGGCGGCCAGGGCGCGCTCCAGCTCCCGTTCTTCGCGGTCAACCGCGCGATCGACCCAGTCCGCCATCAGCGCAGCCCCTCGATCTCTTCAGCGGCCAGGTACGGCACGCCGTTGATGCGAATGAAGTCCGGGCTGGTGACGTCGAAGGGCACCTTGTGCTTGCTCTTCTCGCCGCCCTTGGGGTCGATGTTCAGCAGACTGGATACCTTCAACTTGCAGCCGAAGGCCTCCACGCGCAGCTCCTCCTCGCCGGCCTTGGCGAAGAACACCGAGTCGAACGGATCGAGCTGGCGGAAGCTGCCGGCGCGCTTGGCGGCCTCGATCAGCAGGTTGAAGTTGGCGGTGTCGAATTCCATCTCGCCGCCGGCGGAAACATCGCCGTCCACGTGCCCGTTGGGCACGCCCTTGTCCTGCGCCACCGCGGTGTTGTCGGTGATGTCCAGGGTGCAGCTCTCGACGTGAACCAGCAGGTCGCCCAGGTTCACGTCGAAGTTTTTGCCACCGATACGTGCCATGCGGGCTTACTCCGAATCGTCGTTGGAAAGGTCGAGGGCGATGTTCGCCGTGAGGTCTTTCGGGCAGTTGTAGGGCTTGAGCTTCAGGTAGGCCTCGACCTTCGTTTTGCTCTGCCACACCAGCACGATGTCGCCGTCTTTCGGCGGCTCGATCTCGCCCGGGAACACCTGGCCGGCGAACTGCACCGAACGCGACATGGCGCGCAGGGGCGCCATCAGCGCGCTGGTGGCCGCGGCCATGGAATTGGGGGTGCTGTTCAGGCGGCGGTCGGCGACCCGCTGGATCAGCAGGATGCGCACCCGGCGCGCGGCCTTGTCCGCCAGGCGTAGGTACTCCACCACCTGGAAGTCGCTGCCCGGCGCGTCGAGCATGTTGCCGTCGCCCCAGAACACGCCCGGGTAGTCGGGGTAGGTCTGCGACACGCTGAAACGGGCGCTGTCCAGCTCGGCGCGGATGGCCGAAGGCAGCGGGATGCCGTCGACGTCCACCGGCGTTTCGCCCAGGCCCAGCACGGCGCCTGTGGCCACGCGCATGGGGCTGTCGGCGATGCTTACTGCGGCGTTGGCCAGGCGCCCGGCCAGCACGCCAAGGTCGTTGCCGTGCAGCTGCGGTACCACCAGCACGCGCGGCGCGGCCAGGTCCTGGACAATGGCGCGCTGCTCGATCAGGTACTGGTTCCAGGTCTGCAGGTCCGGATCGCAACCGGCGCTTGCCGCCATCACGAACACGCGGCGGCCGTAGGTGCTGTTCAGCATCACCGCGGCGTCGTGCATCGCACTCAGCTCGGCGCCGCTGGTCACCGGCGAGGTGATCACCACCGCCTCGACCGAGAAACCCTGCTGCTGGGAGTATTCCAGCGCGTCTTCCCAGCTGCCGGTCACCGCATCGATCGGCGCAGCCAGGCAGGCCCAGCGGTCGCCGCCGTTCAGGCGCGCCGCGGTCACCTGGCGTTTCAGGTCGCTGTCGGCAACGCCCAGGGCGGCATCCAGATCGCTCTGGGTGTTGAGGGGGATCAGCTCGCCGACGTTCGCCGCGGCCGGGCCGATGAAAAGGAAATAGCGCTCGATCTCGGTCACGGCACCCTGGCCGAGGTTGAGATTGTTGACGCTGACTTTGCCGAGTGCCATGCAGTGCCTCGCTAGCGGGGTGAGTTAAGGATTTGTTCGAGCACCTGGTTCACCAGCAGCCGGGTGTCGCGGTCGGAATCCACACCGAGGAACTGGCGCTTGGGCAGGGTGATTTCCCAGCTCTGGGTGCCGGATGACTCAGCGTTGCCATCAGTGAGGATGCGAATCAGCAGGCCGGCCTGCTGGTACTGCACGTGCTCCAGGATCCAGGCCACGGAAGGGCGGGTGAGGCTCTTCTTCCCTGCCTGGCGCACGCGGAAGCCGAGGCGGCGCAGCCGCTTGGCCTGCTTTTCGGTCGCGCCCTGCCCGGGGCGAACGGTGTTCCAACGCTTCATCTGCGCTGCCGTGCGTCGCTCGCTGTTGCCGTGGTGCTGTTGGGTGGCAATCCAGCGGGTCAGGCCGTTTTTCCAGCCCAGCTCCGCCACTTCCGCGTTCACGCGGGTGATCTGCAAAAGCTTTCCGAGGCCGGCTTCCATCTTCTTCTTGCCCTTGCCGTCGCCCTTGCGTGGCTCGAACGGGCTGCCGTCCAGGTTGCGCTGTTGGCGGATGCGCTGGCGGCTCATCGTCCGGACGCGCTTGCCCACGTTGTTCAGCAGCCGGCGGCGCAGCTTCGGCGGCAGGCTCAGCAGGGCGAGCTGTTCACGAACGCCCAGATAGCCGCGGGCATCGAGCTCGAAGGTGCTACGCGCCATGGCTGGCCACCTCCCCGTGCTCGGCAATCCACAGGTCGAACGGCACAAAGGCCCAGCGTTTGCCGAAGGCCTCGATCTCGCCGTCATCGGCTTCGGCCAGGTACTGCGGTTCGACGAATTCCAGGGTCAGCTCAACGTCGGCCAGGTCGTTGTCCAGCTGCTCGATGTCGAAGGTCGGCGCCGGCAAATCGTCGTCCCGGTCGGGGTCGTGGTTCTCCAGCCAGCTGCCGAGCAGGGCCATCAGCCGGCCCGGGTGGTCGGCGAAGCGTTCCATCACGATCACCGCGCGGTAGCGCATGTCGCCCAGGTGCAGGCCGTCCAGGTCGGGCTTCCAGGTGAGGTTGAGCGTGACCTGCTCGGCCCAGCTGTCGAGCTGTTCCGGAGCGACCAAACGGCGCTCGAGCAGAAAGGTGGTCAGGGCGCGGAGCTTGTTCACAGCAGCACCGCCGTAATCCGGCCACGGCCCTGCAGCAGGCGCACGGCCTGTTGGCTGAAGGCGAGGAACTTGTCCTCGGTGGCGGGTGATTCCTTGGCGATGTTCTCGGCCGACTCGCGGCGGTTCACCGTGGCGAACTGCTGCAGCAGGTAGGCCTTGGTGCGGCAGTACACGGCGCGCTTGTACGTCGCTACGTGAAATGTGCGCTCCGGCAGGACCATGGGGTCCGCACTTTCCACGCTGGTGACGCCCGCCACCTGCCAATCCGCTTTGCGCTTGGCCAGGTCGACGTTCACTTCGCCCATGGCGAAGGCAATGCCCTCGGCCAGCAGCTCGCTCAGGTACTCCGCCGGCAGGCGGTAGCCCTTCTGGAACTCGGCAACGGAGAGGTCCGGCCAGAAGCCGTCGTTCTCTATCGCTTGGTCCACCAGGGTGGTCGGTTTACCTGAAAAGCTCATCGCTGGCCGCTCGAATAGGGCGGGGTGACTGCGTCGGGTGGTACTGGCTCAAAGCCGGAACACCTGGGCAGGCCCCGCTGGGGGGGGGTAGCTGGTTACGCGGTACCGGTTTCGGTCTGCTGCTTGCGCAGCGCCTTCTCGGCACCTTCAAGGCGCGTTTTCACGCCGATTTCCGGGTACAGCTCGGTGGCACGATTCAGGTGCTCAACAGCCGCGCCCCAGTCCTTACGGTCCATGGCCAGCACGCCGAGCAACTTGTGGTATCGGGCCGGGATGCGCTCGAACAGCTGCCAGGGGGAGGGGCGCTCGGATTCGCCGCCTTGCTTGAAGCCGTCCCAGTTGCCATCCACACGCGGCAGCAGCTGCGACACGTAGGGTTCCGGGCTGCGGCCGGCCTTGTGCTCGGCCTCGGCCCAGTCGATCAGCTCGTCGGCGACGAAGGTCTGCACGTCACGCTTGAAGCGTTCCGGCAGCTGCTGGCCCTGCCCAATCGCGAAGTCGGCAAGCTCAATGCCGGCTTCGAACTGCGCCGTGTCGAACAGCCAGACCAGCACCTGCATCAGCACCGGGTTAGGGTGGTTCAGGCCCGACTCGCGGTAGCGCTGCACGTAGTCCAGGTACTTGGGCAGCAGCTCGTCGCGCTTGAGTGCCTGGCGTGCCTCGCGGCTGTTGATGGCACTGATGCGTTCCAGGTCCGCATCCATCGCGGTGGTCATCAGGGCCAGGTGCTTCTGGGCGTTGGCAGGGCCGGCCAGGGCGGTGGCGGGCGTGTAAGCCCGCGCACCGGTGGCCGCTGCTGCCGCACCCTGTTCGCGCACGCGGCGCTTATGGGCTAGGGCCAGGCTCATGTCAGACGAACTCCACGTTGGCGGACTCGATGGCCGCGAACTTGCCCAGTTGCTCGATGACGTAGCCCTCGTTGCGGCTGTTGTAGTCCTCAACCTGGGAGCGCTTGGGGTTCTCCTGGATGTGCCGGCGCCAGCTGGTGTCCTGGAAGTAGATGGACAGGTTGTCCCAGCTGGTGACCACCACGCCGCGGCTCGGGAAGTGCGGGCAGGTGAAAGTCGGCAGACCGCCGTAGGTGGCGATCACCTGGGCCATCTCGATGCGCTCTTTCTCGGTCGGGGTATCGCCCTGGGCGGCGTACAGCTTGGCCTTGTCGTGGGCCAGCAGCTCGCGGCCGACGATGGCGATCAGGTCGCCGCCGTCGCGGAACTCCTCGTCGATCATCAGGGACACGTCGTGCACCAGGGCGTCGAGGTTGGCGTAGTCGCCGGTCGCGCCGATCTGGATCTTGCCGGCGACCTTGGCGCCTTGGGCCAGCACCTGCTCCGGCGCCTGCTCGCGGGCGATCTGCAGCCAGCCTTTGTTCACGTCCTGCAGCAGCGGGTTGGCTACGCGGTCAGTGGTGGCGGCAGCGCTGGTACCGTTCCAGCCGATCATGATGCGGTCCAGCGCGATCTGCTTCTGCACCGCGGCGGAATAGCGCTGCGGAAAGTTCGGGAACTTGGCCCAGGCGTCGATGCTGGCGTACTTCAGCGCCACGTCGCTGTGGGTTTCGAACAGCTCGTAGCCCTGGCCGTCCAGGCCCAGCACGTTGCGAGCGACGCGGTCGGCGTTGCTGGTGTCGGTACGGCCGGTCACCGTGCCGCTGGTACCCAGCATCACCTTCTCGCCCTTGATCTCGCTGACCGGAATCACGTTGATCCGGGACAGGAAGGCCGAGCTGTGGGTGATCTTTTCGTTCAGCGTCTGCGCGTGGGTCGGCGTGACGTTGAATTCTTCGCGCACCGTTTCCACGCCATAGGTGGTGGCGATCGCAACGGCGAGGGCGCTGAATTTCAGGCGGGCTGCTTGGCTCAGGCTCATATCAGTAGACCTTCTGGGTTTCGTCGTCAGCAGCGCCAGTGGTGTTGGGCACGTCTTTGCCCTTGCCCTGGTTCAGCGCGGTGTTGAATTTCTCGGTCAGGTCATCCAGCGAGGTTTTCAGGCTGTTGAACTGCTCGGCGGTGATACCGGTGGCCTTGTCGCCGTCCTTGCCGGCTTCCGGCTCGGTGACGGCGGGCTTCTCGGGCTCGGTGGGCTTGGCGGCAAAGGTGGCAGCGCTCGTTTCCAGGCTGGTGGCCACGGTGCCGAGCTTGTCCACCGCGGCGGCGAAGGCCTGCACGGTTTTCGGATCCATTGGGGTGCTCTCGTCTTTGGGGGTTGCGGGGGATTCGGGACCGCCCTTGCCGAGGGCG